GCTCATGGGTTCACTCTCATTGTGTCAATAACATGGACGGCGCCGCCCTCGTAGGCAGAACCGCCGGAAATGATGGTTTCGTTGATATACGGGTAAATCGTGATTTCTTCGCCGCTATAGGTGGCAGCCCCCACAAAATATGGCCCGCTCGTCTGCAGATTTATGGACATTCCGATCAGATGCCTGCTGCAGGGTTTGGCGTCACCGATGAGGCGCTCCAGCTCCAGATAGGTTTCCTCTGTTATTCCCTGGTCCTGCACCCCAATATCCAGGCGAAACGTGCCCGGCGCCTCGCCTGTCTGCCACCATTCAATGATGCGGATCAGAAAGCCGAACGGCTCCACCACACGCCGGACAGCGCTGGTTGTGCCCTTGTGCTGATGGATATAGAACGCATCCTGCACCACGCGGCGCTTCACGCTCTCCGCCCATCCTTCGTCCCAGCGATCAACCGAAAAGGCCCACGCCAGATACGGCATAAACTTGACCGGGCATGTTGCCGGGTTCCATAAATCCCGCAGCGGCACCTGCAGATCGGAAATTCCGCTGCAGGTCTGAGCAAGACGGCGCTCAAGCGGCGACGAACCAGGAGGAAGCAGACTATTCATCCGTTCCCCCGTTTGTTACGCTCCATTCCGTACATGAAGCGGCTTGTGTCTTATCCAGCACCACATCAGCGAGCGGCGAGGCCAGTTCAACACGCTGCACACCCTCAACGTGCAGCGCGGCATAAATAGCACTGCGGCGAATATCGCGCCCCAGCCTCGTCTGGCTGGCGATATATTTCTGCAGGCTGGCCTTTGCCGCCTCCATCACCGGCTCAGCTTCTGGCCCCGGGTAAAGAAAGATCGTTGCATCTACGCTGTACGGAATAATTTCAGCGCTGCGCACCGTCAGACGGTCAGCAACCGGCCTCACGTTCTCACTGTTAAGCGCCTGTTCAACCACCGCCAGCAGGTCCGCCGCTGCCGTTCCGTCACCCTCCCGGCTCAGTACGGTAAGCACCACCTCCGCCGGTGCCGGGCTGGTTGCGCTGGCGTCAGCGACTCGCCCATCCGTGCTTTTAGCGTGAAACTCATAAGACGCCGTTGGTCCCGCAACGGACAGCCCCTCAAATGCAGTAGGAACACGCAGGCGCAACGCCTCGTCACTTTCCATTACCGCTGCGACCGGCGGTACCGCGTCGTTATCTGCAGGTGTAACCGTCAGCCGCTTCACGTTGTAGTTGGCCGCCATCTGATCGAGATCGCCGCCCATGGCATAAGCCACCATGACAGCCTGCGCCGCCTCGTTGATACGCTGGCGCAGCAGGATTTCCCGGTACGTGTTTTCCTGCAGTTGTTTGGTAATGGGTTCAGATTCCAGCTCAAGCGTGCGCCGCACCGCGTCCTGTTCATCTGCCGGATACAGGGCCACAAAGGCGGCCTTACGCTCAGCCAGCAGGGATTCAAAGTCCGGCACGTCAACGATTTGCGGCGCGGGGAGCTGGGAAAGGTCAATGACTGGCATTGTCTGCTCCTGTTGATACCGAAAGAGAAACAGGCGCGCCGTTATTGCGCTTCCCGGTTAGCTCAACCACCATGGAGCCGTCAAAGCTGCTGTTGATGGTGATGGAATCCAGCGTAAGCCGAGGCTCCCAGCGACTCAGCGATACGTAAACAGCCGCCATAATCTGCAGGCGCAGCGCCGGGTTCTGGGGCTGGTCAATCAATGCTGACAGCAGGGAACCATATTCCCGGCGGGCTATACGGCTTCCCTGGGGAGTCAGCAGAATATCCCTGACCGACTGCCGCAAATGGTCCGCATCAGAAATGGCTTTGCCATTGTCCTGATTCATACCGATATACAGCGTCATACAGGACCTCCCGATGTATCGACGCCGGACTTAACGCCGGTATGACCGTGTTTATCGACTACGATCCCGTTAGAACTCATGGCGCCGCCGCCCTGAGTGACGCCACCATTGATTACCACCTCGCTGTTTATGCGCGTGTTACTTGCTTCCACCACAAACTCCCCCGTTTTCAGGGTTATGTTATCTGCCGCCTCGATCACCATGGATTTGATACCCCGCACATGCCAGCGGCCGGTCGCGGGTTCATATTCAAACCATCCACCGTCCGGGTATTCCGTTACGCAGCCGTCCACTGAGTCCGACGGCGGCGCGAACTGGTTGGAATAGATCGCAGGTAAGGCAAAAGCGGTTTCCAGATTGCCGCCCATACTCAACACCACCACCTGCTCATCCGGCGACGGGCACCACCATGTACGGGCACCGCCAGCGCGCAGTGTCAGCCAGTTAATCCAGTTGGTTTCAAGCTCACCCACTTTCACCCGGCACAGCCAGTTTTCCCGGTCCACTTCGGTTACGGTGCCGGTGCGGATCAGGTTGGTGATAAGGCGCATGATTTCGGTTAGTTGTGCGTTCATGTGTTAAGAGTGGCAACTTACTAATTGCAATGCGAAACAAGCTACTTGTTTCTCGTATGACACAATGAAATACTGAAAATCTAAAAAGAGGAGGAAATTCTATGAGCAACTATGTTTTTGAGTGTGCGAGTGGTAAATATGGTTTTTTTAGGATGGACACTACAAATGATAGATATTACATATTAATAAACGAAGGAATATTCGATGACTTTGAACTATTAGAAGGAGTTTTGAGCAATCGTCAGGACTATGAAAATAGGTCACCTGATACTTTAGGTTGGTTAACTAATACTGACCCAACAGAAAGGTTATTGAGCATTATTCTGTGGCATGACTCAATTCAAAACAGAGATATTACAAAATTAATACCTAACACTAACCCAGGTAAGTTTTATAAAAGATCAATTAGAGGGCTTTACTACAACACCAAAAACTGCACCACTGAAATTTACAACCGCAGTGCAAAGCTTGATGAGATAAGGTCCTTCCATAGTATATATAATTTATTAACGAGTCTCTTCGACTTTATTGAACCAGAACAACAAAACCTGACAACATATGGAAATAAAATAAGAGAAGGCTTGATCATTGGCTGCACCGAGGTCGAATACCTTCTCAAGAAAACCTTACTTGATAATAACTACACCAATTCAGCACGAATGACTATGAATGATTACGTTAAAACACTACCTTATTTGAAACTCGAACAGTACTCTGTAAAACTTAAAATGTTCCCTGACCTTGGCTCGTTTCAGCCATTTGCTAACTGGTCACCTACACAACCAACACGAAGTTTAAACTGGTATGATTCATATAATGCCGTAAAACATGACAGAGGTAGTAATAAAAGTCGCGCTACTCTTGAAATGCTCATAAACTCTGTTGCTGCAATTCATATCATTCTGGAAGCTCACTATGGTGAACATTTATTTGACTCACCAATGCGTTCTAATTATGAAAGTATATTTCAAACAGTAACATTCCCAACATGGCACTTAAATGAATTACCAATGCCTCTACTTGGTACCAATCAACCATGGGATGGTGCGTTGCAGATAACGTTTTAATAAAACTTGCTCTTTATAATAGACTTTCTCTGCGCTGGTTCAATAAGTTAGCCAGCGTAAAATAGCATCACTAAGAAGATGCACTTGGTATGAATTTATCCCTAATAGCCGTCTCTCAGCATAATGCACTTCTGGGCCATTGCGCCTGACTCGATCACGCAGGCCATAATGGTGAACACGGGCGATGCGCTGGACTTTCCCATCAAACTGCACTCTGGCAGAGTCCGCAGTGGCTGCGGTTTTCAGGTATTTAGTGGTGCGCAATTTGGCGAACATCTGGCGCTTGATGCGCCCCTTTTTACTTCTGGCCGTCACCCGGCGCGGCTCAAAGGCGGTGCCGTCTGGATTGCGCTGCAGCCTGATGTTTTGCTGTTGCGACCGGCGCAACTCCTGCGCCAGCTGTCGCATCATACGGTTGCGGGCTGTCGGTTCCAGATTCGCCAGCAGGGCCGCCAGCCAGTCATCCACCCTCTGCAGATCTTCCACGTTTCACCGTCCACATTTCTTCGGGTAAGTCGGGTTCCGGCACCGCTTCAACGCTCGATACGGTGCCGTCTGTGTTGACAATCACGCGCTCCGTGAGCTGCAGATTGAGGCTGATATCACACAGATCGTTGCTCAAGATATCGACGTCAAAGGTAAAAAATTTTTCGCGCAGCTCCGGGTTGTTGATAGCGTCCGGTTGATTGGTCATTAACCAGAGCAGCACGGGCGCCATCACTAAATTCTGGTTGCCGCTAAAGTCTTCAATCACCACGTTCAGGGTGTAG